GAATTTAATGAGTTAATGCGTGATATAGATAAGGTGTTGAATATCCCACGTCTGTTAGTTACAGGACAACATCAGCGAATTACCTCTGCATCTCAGTTTTTCGCAATGCAAAAAATGGTCGGTCGGCGATAAAAACTCGTTTATCGGCAGATGATGTGAAAAGCCTAAACTGTGCTTTACATTTGATTAGTTGTAATGTCTTAGCTAAGACGACAGCCAATATTATTGAAACATACGCCGAAAATTTAACACCTTCTGAAATTGAGTATGTCACTCAACAGACAAGGCTTCTGATGTTAAAGACGCTTAATTTTGTGCGTGAATTACAACAGCTTAAGCAAACTGCAGGGAATGTTGCTGAACCTAATAATGGACTTTATACCGCTTCTTATGTGTTGGCAGAGAGCCTGCGAAATATGGCAAGTGAATTGATGCAAATGGCTATAACTGCGATTAATCAGAAACCGCCGTTAATTGTGAAAGAAGTCAATTTTAATGGGACTGTGCAACAGGTTGCTCACGATTTTTATCGGGATTATCGCCGTAGTAGTGAGTTATTACGGCTTAATCCGCAAATCCGTCAGCCAAATTGGATTGAGGCAGGCACTTTATTAAATTGTTATTCGGAGTAAGGCGATGATTGAAAATGAGATTGTGGTTGAGATTGATGGCAAGCAACATAAAAATTGGAAAAGCTACAATATTGATAGTGATTTTTTAATTCCTGCGGATAGCTTTTCATTTGATTTAGGCAAATCCAGTGAAATGCAGGTATTGCCGAATTTTGCAGGCAAAACCGCCGTAGTCAAAATTAATGGTGAAACAGTCTTAACAGGTATTGTTGATAATACGCAACATCGGATCAGTAAGAGTGGGCGTTATTATGCCATCAATGGGCGAGATCGGGCTTCAATTTTATTGGATTGCTCCGCTCCTATTACGAATGTGAAAGGCTTAACAATATTTGATGCAATCAAAAAAATTGTAGAGCCGTTGGGTATTAAACAGGTTGAGCTACGAGCCGAAAATAATCCTACGCTGGATAAAATAGATATTGATATTAGCGAAACAGCGTGGGAAGCGATTATGCGTTGTGCTAATTCTGCTGGGTTGCATTGTTGGTTTGAGCCTAATGGGACGTTAATTGTTGGGGGGGCGGATTATTCTACCCCACCAGTAGCAACCCTTTATGTTAGAGCCAGTGATAGCAGTCGAAATAATTTTAATGAAGCAAGTTTGACCTTTGATGTGTCGCAAAGCTATTCGGAAGTGACGTTTTTAGGGCAGAAGCACGGCCGTGATAGCGATAGTGCAAAACACGATTTTAAGTGGGTTTATAAAAATCCTGAGTTGCAGATTTATAAACCTAAAACAGTGGTGTTAAGTGATGTAGAAAATCTGGAAGCCCTTAAAAAACAAGCTAAAAAACAGATTAGTGATTGGCAGTTGGAAACCTTTGATTTAACTGTAACTGTCCCCGACCATAAAACTGCAAGCGGTCAGTTATGGCAAGCTGGGCAACGGGTTCACGTTATTTGTGAAGAGTATGAGATAGATGCGATTTTCTTTTTAATGGGGCGGTGTTTTATGCTTTCTAGGGTAGGCGGTACACAAACAGAGCTTCGTTTTAAACAAGACGGCATTTGGACCCCTGATGCTTATAAAGCAAAAGCTGAACAAGCTCGTAAACGTAAGGGGAAAAAGGGTAAAGGACGAAAAGAGGAAAAAGAGCTGGTCGGCTCGTGGGAGTTAGGACAATGAGAAAGTTAGCACAACAGGCAAAACAACGTATTAACAATGCTCAAAATTCGGTACGTTCTGCTTTTAGGGGGGTGTTAAATTTAGTGAAAAGCTCCCCTCAAATTCAACTTTCACAGGTATCTGGCTTGGCAGACGAAACATTGCAAGATGTTGAGTTGATGCAACATTTTGGATTGACTTCCGTTCCGCCAGCAGGCACTCAAGCGGTTGTTATTCCGCTTGGTGGGAAAACCACACACGGCATTATTATTGCGACGGAAAATGGCTCTTTTCGGGTAAAAGGCTTAAAAAATGGCGAAACGGCAATTTATGATGCCAGTGGCTCAACGATTATTTTAAAAAACGGTAGATTAATTGAAGTGGATTGTGATGTTTTTAAGGTTAAATGTAAAAGCTACGAAGTGGACGCAACAAGCGGAGCGAGTTTTAAAACACCTAAACTAGAAACAGATCAGGTCTTTACTGCACAAGGGAAAATTAATGGCAATGGTGGTATGGCTGTTCAAGGCGGTGATGGTGCAAGTTTTAGCGGTGATGTTGTGCAGTCAGGCGGTAGTTTTAGTACTGACGGCGATGTAACTGCGGGTAATACCTCCCTTAAAACCCACACCCATCAAAACGACGGCAGAGGGCAACCTACTGCGTAATTTATATAAGCGGTCGTTTTTGTGAAAATTTTGCAAAAACAGACCGCTTATGTGGAAGTGCTTCCTCATCATTTCTCTTCTTGCTCTCTGTATCCTGCCAATATGGACAGAGAGATCAGCCCGCTTACTCGGGACTATACAAGTAAGAACATAAATACACTACAAAATGCGGTGTATATCAGATTAACCACTCCTTTAGGCTCGTGGTGGGTAGATGGGCGTGTAGGCTCTCTGCTCCATCTTATTAAACGTGAGAAAGATTTAAGTCGTGTTGGTTTATTGGCTCAACAGTACGCTGAAGAGGCATTACAACCCTTATTAGACGACAAGCGAGCAAAATCAATCACGGTAACACATCATCAAGTACGAGATGGTTCAATTTTGTTAGAAATTGAGGTTATTGATAATCGTGGTGATACTTTTAAGTTTGAGCATAACGTAAAACTAATTTAAACGGGGTTTAAATGTTTATTACACCAACTTTAGATGAAATCCGCCAAGCGATTTTAAGAGATGTGGTATCTCTTAACCCACACGCTGATGTTTCGGTTGATTCTGACAACTATGCCCGTGCAAGTAGTTTAGCAGCCACCGCAGAGGGGCTTTATGCTCATCAAAAATGGATAATCAAACAGTTTTTTCCTGATACTGCGGATACAGAGTTTCTAGAGAAACACGCTGCTTTGCGTGGTATTTATCGCCGGCAAGCAACCTATGCCAGCGGATTTGGTGCTGAAGTTTTTGGTAATGCTGGAGCTGTAATTGAAGTTGGTAAACAGATAATGGCTTCGGACGGGCGGTTTTATGAAGTGATTGAACCTGCTCAGATTACTCAATCCTCTGTAATGGTCAAAGTCAAAGCACTTTCAAGGGGGGCAGGTCAAAATATCATTCAACCTGTTAATGCGAACTTTATGGCAGCACCAGTTGGGGTACAGACCGCTTGTATATTGCGTGAGATTGTGGGCGGTACTGATGAAGAAAGTGATAGCTCACTGTTAGAGCGTCTGCTTAATCGTATCAGACGACCGCCTGCTGGTGGGAATAAGTACGACTATAAGGAATGGGCGTTAAATGTTGATGGGGTTGAAGCTGCATTTGTCTATCCTTTGCGGCGAGGATTAGGAACCGTTGATATTGCAATTACTAGCAATAATGATTTGCCGAGCGATGAAACCGTTGCTCGTACCCAAGCCTATATTGATGAAGTTCGCCCTGTTACGGCTAGAGAGTCAAAAGTTATTAAACCAACAGCTAGACGAACGGACTTTAATATCAAAGTGAAATTGAGTGGTGTGGATTTAGTCACCATTAAAGCAGAAATTGAGTCCGCATTAGGCAATTATTTTAATCAATTAAGCCCTGCAGATAGCTTGATTGTATCGCAGTGTGAAGCGATTGTGAGTGACTTGATTGGGGTTGTTGATCGTCGAATTATTTCGCCAAACTCTAATTTACAAGCGAATACTGTGCCAAATGTTGAATGGTTTAGGTTAGGGCGAGTTACAGTGGAGTTAATGCAATGAGCTTACACGCAAATGTTCTAAAAACGCTTTATCCTCCAGTTTCCTATGATATTAATGGTGAGCAGTTTGTTGCTCAATGTGAGGTTGATGGACGATGTTTTGACCTGTTACAACAAAGTGCAGAAAGAATGCTCAATGCAGTTACCCCAGATACATCTCGTGAGATGTTGGCAGATTGGGAAAGGGTTTGTGGGATAAGTACTGATCTTTCTAAATCGTATTCGAGTAGAGTCAATAAAGTCATTCTGACATTAAATGCAGTTGGGGGACTTTCTATCCCTTATTTTATGCAGTTAGCGAAGTCTATTGGCTATACCATTGAAATTAAAGAGTTTTCTCATTTGCAAAACGATTTACCCGATGCAGGCGATATTCCGATTCAAAATTCCCCGAGAGAACATTTGGGGTATATGTGGCGGGTTACTATAACAAATGGTGATAACAATATTACTCGTTTTCGGGCTGGGCAATCTGTGGCAGGAGAGCGATTAACAGATTTTGGCGATCGTATTCTTGAAGAATTTTTTACAGATTTAAAACCTGCTCACACCTATTGCTATTTCGCATACATTTAAAGGTATTAAGAAATGAAAACAAAACTTCCAAATATTGAATCCAATACAGGCAAATTTATTGATGGTAACCCTGCAACAGGAACATTGGGGACTATTGTAACAGCTAAATGGCTAAACGAGGTCCAAGAGCGTGTTCAAGATCACTTTGAAGAATTTAAGAACGTATTACTTTTGGCAAATATGCAACCTATTGCAGGAAGAAGTAATCAAGTTGCAGACGCTATTAAGTTTTATATTGGAAGTCTCAATGCCAGCCCAACCAAAAAGGGCTTGGTGCAACTCGCCAATAACTTAACCACCAATGATGCTACAAAGGCGTTGACGGCAGCACAGGGAAAAATCTTAAAAGATGAGATTGATGGGATTGAGATTGGGGGGCGGAATTTAATTAAAAATTCTCGTCTATTAAACGACACTACCCACTGGAATGTAATTGGTGGAAGAGATGTTAGAAATGGAATCGCAGTTTTAAAAAGTTTAGATACATCGAGACAATGGTGCTGGAGACAATCTTTTGATTTGCCTGAGAAGCAATATACATTTAGTGCTGAGGTCAAACCCG